ACCGCCTAGTATGTTTCAAATGTTAAAGTCTTTTAGTACTGAAGCATTAAAACATATAGCTAATAAAGGTAGAAATGTTAGTAGCGAAGACTATGCAGAAAGATTAGACGCTTGTAATTCGTGTGAACACTTGATAAAAAAGCATATGAGATGCGGTTTGTGTGGGTGTTTAGTGCAATTTAAAGCTAAGTGGGAAACAACAACTTGTCCAGATAGTCCATCACGATGGAAAAGGCAGATAATTTCTGATAGTGAAGAAGAGTAAAAAAGAAATTATTTATTACTTAGCAAATAAGTATAATTTACCTTTGAAAAAAGTTGAAGAAATAGTTAATTACCAGTTTAAGTATGTATCAGAGGTAATTAATAAAGGAAAGTTTGAAGGAGTACGTATTCCTTACTTTGGATTGTTTTCTGTAAACCCAAATAGAGTTAAGCATTTAACTAAATTAACTAAAAAGAATAAAGATGAGGCATGATTTAATACATATAGTAGACAACGTAGCTGTACCAACAGCATATACAAAAACTATTACTGAGTTTAAAGATTTATCTCCAGAAGAATTAGCTTTTGTGTACTTTACTGTGGATCATAGATCTCCGTTTTCTGTATATGAATGGGAACAACGTATTATTGAAGTAAAAAATAGTATATTTGGAGAAAAGAAAAAGTGGAAAGCATCTCCTAAAGTGTTAGGCGCTTGTTCTAAGTATGAAAAGTTAATAGAGACCTCAGCGGTTAGATTATTAAAAGCAGCAAGAGAGTCTATAATAAAATTAGAAAAGTATTTTAGAACAATAGATCTACAAATGCTTGATGATAATGGTAAACCTATCTATCATGCAAAAGATTTGATAAATAATCTTGAAAAAATGGGGAAAGTTGTAGATGGTTTAACAAGATTAGAGGAGATAGTGAAGAAAGAAGAGCAAGCCGCTAATACAAATAGAGGCGGAATTGAAGTAAACAAATATAGTATGTAATGGATTTTTTAGAAGACATGGCCTTATATGAACAAGCAATGGAAAATGCTTATTTTATTATAACTAAGAAAAAAACTCTAGATGATATTTATTATGAGTTAGAGGAAGACACAATTGGTGATTTTCCTTTACCTTTTGATCCTATCAGTGAAGATGGAAGATCTGAAGACATAATAGATATGGTTATAGAACATTTTATAAGTACAGAAGAATATGAAAAATGTGCTGAATTAGTAAAAATAAAAGATAAATGCCTAAATTTAAAGAAATAGATAGAGTTAGACCAGCTGCTATACAATTTTTAGAAACAGGAAGGTACACTAATACTTTACCTGGAACTAAAGAGTATTATGAGTTTTGGGATGAGGAAAGAAAAAGATGTTTGTATGGTTATAAAGTAGATGAGTTAGAGATTACTGGATTTCACTATTTTTATTTAAACTATTGCCCTATTGATAGAGCTGTAGATGAAGAATTACCAGACGGTACGATTCAGGCTAGACGTGAGAGGACATTTCCTAGATTTTATGACGGAGATTGGGAATATTTCCAAGAGATAGACAAAGCTAGAGCTAATAATAAACATATGATTGTTTTAAAAGCTAGGCGTAAAGGTTATTCTTATAAAGCAGGGAGTATGCTAGCTAGAAATTATTTTTTTGTAAAGAATTCTAAAAACTTTGTATTTGCATCACAAAAAGAATATTTAATCGGTGATGGATTACTCTCAAAAGCTTGGGAGTTTTTATCTTTTGTAGATGACCATACAGCATGGGCACAACCTAGATTAAAAGATAGGGAAATGCATAAAATGTCTGGATATAAAAAGAAAGTAAATGGGTTAGAGATTGAGATGGGTATGAAGTCACAAATACTAGGGGTGAGTTTGAAAGATAACCCAGATAAAGTAAGGGGTAAGGCAGGTGAGTTAGTATTTTTTGAAGAGGCAGGATCTTTTCCTGGATTACTAAAAGCATGGGAGGTAACTATGCCAACAATGCGTCAAGGTAGTAAAACTTTAGGGATGATGGTAGCATTTGGAACAGGTGGTACAGAAGGTGCTGACTTTGAGGCGATGGAAGAGATATTTTATAACCCAGATGCTTACGATTGTATGGGTTATGAGAATGTTTGGGATGAAGGAGCAATGGGTACAACATGTGGATATTTTATTCCTATACAAACTAATCTAGATGGATTTATAGATAATCAAGGTAATTCATTGCAAGAAAAAGCCGTAGAATACGAAACAGAAATGAGGGAAAAAAAGAAGGGTGCTGCAGATGCAAAATCATTAGACCAATATATAGCTGAGCACCCTTTTTCTCCTCAAGAAGCTACACTACAAATTACATCTAATTTATTTGATATAGCATCACTACAAGAACAGTATAATCTAGTAAAATCTAGGGGTCTGCAGAGTATTGGGACAGTAGGTAAATTATTTCACGACTCTAAAGGTCAAGTTAAGTTTACTATTGACGGTGATCTAAAACAAATTACAAAATTTCCACATAGAAAAGATGATGATAAGACTGGGGCTGTTGTAATATACGAAGCACCATATAAAAACGAAAAACAACAAGTCCCACATAATTTATATGTAATTTGTCATGACCCTTACGGTCAAAATCAATCAGCAGACAGCTCATCTTTAGGTGCAGCTTATGTATTAAAACGACCAAACAATTTATCACAACCAGATGATATTATTGTAGCATCTTATGTAGGTAGACCTAAAACACAAGATGAATATAATAGAAATTTATTTTTACTAGCAGATTATTACGGATGTAAGATAGGATTTGAGAATGATAGGGGTGAGGTAATAGCATATGCAAAAAGATACAGGAAATTGCATAAGTTACAAGAAGAATTTGAGATGCTAGACAAAAAAGAGTTAAGGAGTAGGACTGTAAAACGTCAATATGGTATGCATATGACAGAAGCTAGGAAAAGACAAGGTGAGATATATATAAGAGACTGGCTAAATACTGTTAGACGTACAGATGAAAACGGAAAACAATTACTAAATTTGCATAAGATATATGATCCTGCATTATTAACAGAGCTTATAAAATTTAACCATCATGGTAACTTTGACCGTGTTATGGCTTTGATGATTGGGATGTATCACACTAGAGAATTGTATAATGCAGAAGTAAAAGATATATTAGAAGACAGAGCCACAGATAAGTGGTTCGATCAAAATTATTATTAATATGACTAAATGTAAAGATAAACAACCTTATAACCCTCTGCCAGAATACTTAGCAATAGGTCCGTCAGATATTCATGGAGCAGGGATTCTAGCACAAGAAGATATTCCGGGAGAGGTAGTTATAGGTATAAGTCATGTATATGACCCTAATTTTCAACATGATTATATACGTACACCTTTAGGAGGATTTATAAATCATTCAGAAGATCCTAACTGTGAATTAATAGATGATGAAGGTAATCATGATTATAAAAAATTAAAAACTTCAAGAAAGATAGAACAAGGAGAAGAACTAACTTTAAAATATAGTTTATATGACATATGTAATTACTTGTAGTGATATATATATAAAATAAAGGGTAAAAACAGACAGAGGATAATAAACTCTTTAAAATTTTATTAAATTTGTAGATTATGGGATACGATAAAATACCTAGGCAAAAACTGCCTATTAACAAGAAAACAAAAAAGTGGGGAGAGGAATGTGTTGAAGCATTTATAGATCTTTCTAACTCAGGTTCAAGTTATTCTGGGAAAAAGAATGACATGAAAATATTATATGATTATTATAACGGTGTGATTGATGAGGCTGATTATAAATACGTATTAAAACCTTATGGTAAAAGCCGTAAGAACTTTCCTTCTGAAATGCGTAATTACCCCATTATCAAACCCATAATTGATCTTCTTCTAGGGGAAAAATCTAAAAGACCTCTCAATTACACTGTTACAATACAGAACCCTGACACTATATCAGAAAAAGAAAATGCAAAATCTCAACTTATATATCAAAATTTACAGTTTAGATTTTTACAAGCATTACAACAACAAGGTCAAGATGTTGGTGTAGATCCTAATCAAGAAATAGAGTTACCAGAACACATAGCAGAAATGTTTGAGAATAGTTACGTTGATAATAGAGCGATACTAGGGCAAAAGGCTATGAATTATATTTTACAAGATCAAGAGGTGTATGATAAAATACAAAAAGCTTGGTTTCACTATTTAGTTACAGGAGAAGCATATACACAAAGAGGTGTAAGAAATGGAGAGCCTTATTATGAAATACTAAATCCTTTAGATGTAGATTATGACCTTGATCCAGATTTAGAATTTGTAGAAGATGGTGATTGGGCACTTGTACGTAAATATGTACACGCATCTAGTGTTATTGATGCCTATTATGAAAGCTTGACAGAGGAACAAGTTTTAGAAATAGAAGAACCTAGACATTCTGAAAGTGATGTATCATTTTTATATGCTAACTCACACAGTAGAGATGAGAATGCATTTAGAAATAGATTAATAGAAGTTATAAATGTATATTGGAAGTCTAGAAAAAGAATTGGATTCTTAACTTACTTAGATCCACAAACAGGAGCGGTAGAAGAAATAGAAGTTGAAGATGGATTTAGAATGCCTAGAGAAATGAAAGAAACAGGTGCTAAATTAAATTGGAGATGGGTAAACGAGGTTTGGGAAGGCACAAGAATTGATGGTAGATTTTATATTAACATAAATCCTATAGCAAATCAAAGAATATCTTTAGAAAATCCATCTAAATGTAAACTACCTATAAATGGTAGACGTTATTCTGACATAAACTCAACTAACATATCTTTAGTTAAACTTGGGATACCTTACCAGTTAAATTACAACATATACAAGTATAGATTAGAACTTGCAATAGCTAGAAGTAAAGATATTATTGCACAGTTTGACATAAACATGATACCTAAAAAGTGGGACATGGATAAGTTTATGTATTATGTAGAAGGAACAGGTATTGCTTGGGTAGATTACAATAAAGAAGGTATACAACTAAATCCACAACACCAATCTGTATTAGATATGTCAATAAAAACAATTAGTCAATACATACAGTTGTTAGAATCTATTTTAATAGAGTGGGAGAAAATATCTGGGGTAAGTAGACAGAGGCAAGGTGAGATTGGAGCATATGAAGGTAAAGCATCTTCACAACAAGCTATATTACAATCATCACATATTACAGAAGATCTATTTAGAAAGTTTGAAAGAATGGAACAAAGAGATTTCCAAGCATTATTAGATTATTCTAAAGAAGCTTGGTTAAATGGTAAAAAATCTATGTATGTTATGCCTGATGGTACTACAGATTATTTAGATATAGATAGTATGCAACATATGGAAAGCAACTACGGTATATTTATGTCAGATGCTGGTAAAGATCAGGAAAAACTACAAAACATAAAAGGATTGACACAAGCTATGATTCAGAATGGTGCAAAACCAGGAGATATAGCAGAGATGTTAGATTCTGATAGCTTTACACAAATAAAAGCAAATCTTAAAAAAGCTGATCGAGCTCAAGAAGAGTTAGAGCAAGCACAACAAGAAGCTCAACAACAAATGCAGCAACAACAGTTAGAATCACAGCAAATGATACAAGAAGCAACTGCTTTAGAGAATGAAAAAGATAGACAAAAAGATATTGAGATTGCATTGATAAATGCAGAGTCTAAAAAAGATGAAGAAGGTAATAACCTAAACTTAGAAAAGATGGTTAGAGATTTTGAGATAAAAGAAAGAGAGCTTGACCTAAGGGAAAAAGAACTAAACGAAAAAATGAGGGGTAGTCAAGAATCTGAAAGCATTGCTAGAGAATCAAACCAAGTTAAGAAGGAAATAGCTGATAAGAATGCCAACAAACGAAGTTAGGAGAGAATTATTAGATAGAGCTAAGGCTTCTGGTTATCCTGGGAGTATAGTTGACGTGTTTCAAGCAGCAGATCAAGGTATAGATTTAATTGAGCAGCATCAAATGCAACAACAAGAGCAAGAAATGATGGTTGCACAAACTCCACAAGAGCAAGAGGTAGGATTAAGGGAGCAGCATGCTATGGGTAATACGCAAGCTAGTATGGCTTTCCCAAATGTACAACCTAACCAATCTTTTAATACGGTTGGAATGAGAGCTCCTATTGACATACAAAAAATAGATAATCAAGGACATTTAGTAGAGAGTTATAAGAATGTACCTCCGGGTATACAAGATTTACCAACTGGCCCATCAGAAGGAACAGTTATAGAGTCACCAGCTGCTTATCAAAAAGGTGGATTTAATTTTAATAAAACTAATACTTATAATAAGACTATTGATTATAGTTCAAAAGCTATTAAGGCAAGACAACAACCTGTAGATTGGGACAAAGTTGAAACATTTTTTAATTTTGTACCTTACACTGGAGAAGTTATTGATGCTAAAAATACAATAGAAGATTTAAAAAAGGGTGATTATAGTGGAGCTGCTTTAAATGCCGCTGGATTTTTATTACCGTTTGTTCCTGGAGCAATACTTAAAAAAGGAGCTAGAGCAGTTAAAAGATGGGCAAGAAAGTTTAAGAAAAATAAAATAGGAGAACATAGTAAAGCAAACTTTCTTGAGAATGTTAAGAGTGAGGTAAAAGGGGAGGCAAAAAGCGGTTTAGGTTATTATCGTAGATATAAAACCTTTGGTGATATAAACCTAACACAAAAAAACTTGTCAAGTCATTTAGATAAGATGGGAAAAAGTGGTAAAACAACTTTATATAGATATGGTGATAACCCTACAGGACCAACTGGTAATTGGTATTCAGCAGATCCTATGGATCCGTTTAGATACCAAGACATGACTGCTGGTACTAAAAGGCCATTAGACGGAAAAGTATTTAAAATAGAAGTTGACAATGATTTACTTTCTTCAATGTATGTGGGAGGACCACAACAAGAGGCTAGTAGAACAGCTTTGACTAAATTTAAAGAGTTTGATGTTCCTGAAGGATTTATATATCTTGGAAATAAAAAAACTTATAATAATTTAAATGAGTACACAAAATATTTAAATACATTAAAACAAACAGGTGGATTTAAACCTTTTGATTTTCAATCTATTTTAACTGAAGAACAAAGAATGCCGTATGATGAATTACTAAGAAGGCAAAGATTTCAAGAGTCTAGTTTTAATCCTAAAAGTGTTAGTCCTAAGGGAGCAAAAGGTGTAGCACAATTTACACCTATAACTTTACAAGAAATGAAAAGATTAGGATTTGCTGATAAAAACACTACTATGAAAGATCTTGAAGATCCTAATTTATCAAGGAAACTACAAAGAAATTACATGGACTATATATCTAAAAAGTCTTGGATAAAAGGAAATGATCAAGTAAAGCGTGCTAAAACTTTAATAGCTTATAACTATGGGCCTGACAGAACAAGAAAAAAACTTAATAAACTAAAAGCTAAAGGTGTAGATATTGACGATATAAGTTTTATAAATTACTTTAATAAAGAAAGTAGAGATTATGTAGGTCGTATATTGTTAAACGAAGGCGATTTTGAAAAACAGTACACTGAAGGTTTACTAGATAACCTACTTATAGTTAAAAGAAAAGGAGGATTAAAAAATACAATTAAAGAATTGCAAGAAAAGGCAGAATCAATAAAAGAAGTGTATGATAATATAACTAATCCTAGAATTATAAATACAAAAAATCTAAGGTTAGACGCTAAGATTGATCCTATGAAACAAAGTCTTGCATTTAATACAAAGCTTATCCCTACAAAAAGAACTACAGTTACAGGGGGTGTAACTTATATTCCAGGGTCTACTCCTAAGTATACTGCAGGTCTTACATATAGGTTAAAACACGGAGGGCTTAAAAAATGTAGGTATGGATGCTAGTAAGTGTTATATAATAATAGAAAAACCAAAAAATAAAAAACTATAAAAAATATAGATATAATTAGTAAATTTGTAACTTAAAACAATAAATATATATGGACCCAAATGAAAAAATACAATTAGACGACATTACTTTTGACGATGTAATCGCAGGTGATGGAGTTGATACAGTTGCTGTCGATGAAGTCGAGAAGCCTGTAGAAAAAGAAGAAGTAAAAGAAGAAGTAAAACCTGAAGAAACTACTGACGAGCTTGAAGATATTGAGGACGAGGTAGAAGAAACAGAAGAAACAGAAGAAGAGTCAGATGAGGCAGATGACCAAAACCTAACTGATGATGATATAGATGATTCTGAAGAGGGTGAAGGTACAGTTGTTTCTGAAGTACTAGACAAATTAGGGTATGAGTTAGAAGAAGAATATCCTGATACGGCTGAAGGTCTTGCAGAAATGACAAAAGATGTTGCGTCAAGAATGGCTGATGATAGGATTGATGAAGTTCTTGAGAACTTTCCTTTGGTAAAAGAGCATTTACAGTATGTTTTAAACGGAGGAGAATCTCAACAATTTATGCAAGCTTATGACCCTAATTTAGATTATAATAAATTTGAATTAGCAGAAGATGATGTTAGGAGTCAAAAAGCTATCCTAACAAATTATTTTACTGAAAAAGGACATGATCAAGCATTTATAAAAGAAATGATAAATGATTATGAAGATTCTGGAAAGTTACATGCTAAAGCTGATCAAGCAAAAGCAGCTTTAGGTAAAGTGCAAGAACAAAGAAGAGGGCAAATGGTACAACAACAACAAGAAAAGGTTAAACAACAACAAGCTCAACAAGAAGAGTTTTGGGGACAAGTAGCAGATACTATCCACGAATCTAATGAGTTTGCTGGTTTAGCTGTTCCAGAAAAAGAAAAAGCTGGATTCTTTGATTGGCTTGCTACACCTGTAACAAAAGAAGGTTATACTCAAAGAGATGTTGACCACTCAGAAGCAAATATGGAAGTTAAACTAGCTATTGACTATTTAATGTACAAAGGGTTTAACTTACAAGATATTATAAAGACAAAGGCTAAGACACAAGCAACTAGATCTCTAAGAGATAAAATATCTAGAAATGAAGAGAAAGTAAAAAGTGCTCGTAAAAGATCTAGAGTTAGTAAAAATGTAGATTTAGATAATCTTGATCTTAGCATTTAAAAATACCTTAACAGGGAGATCGGTACCCTATAAAAATAGAAATTAAAAATGGCAGTAAACGGAACAAACATAAGCGTTCAAAAGACGTTTTACAATGATTCGCAGATGACAGACATGAACAGTCTAGCAAATGCATTATTGACAAAGCCTACTGAACTGTCTCCGATTATTACTCATTTAGCAGGAAAAGACGATAAAAGATTCCCATTATCTTTCTTAACGGAAGGTGTTGGAAACACTAAATCTATCGACCGCCTAGAATATGAGTATCGTGTGGCAACACATAGAATGAGAACGAGACCAGTTGCAGCGGCAGGTCCTACAGGATCGTCAATAGGTTTAGGAGGTGCAACTTTTGAGTTACAATTTCCTGACAAACATTTTGTATTTCCATATGTATTAGTATCTCAATCAGGTACTCAAGCTCGTATTATGAAAGAGCCTGAGCAAGTAGCTGGTGGATCTGCATGGAAATATACATTACAATTAATTAACCCATCAGCTACAGCAGTAATGCCAGCAGCTGACTGTGTAGCAGGAGCGTTATTTGCGCAAATGTATGCACCGGTAGGAGTTGACTTCTCTAGAGGTAATGCTTCTAACTGGGAAACTCCAGGTAAAGTAAGAAACAAACTAACTACAGTTAGAAAATCTTACCACATGTCTGGAAACGCTAAAGATTTTGTAGCAGAATTTTCTTTACCAACTAAAGGAAACGGAACTACTAAACTTTGGATGGACTATGAAGAGTACTTACACATGCTTGACTTTAAAGAAGAGTGTGAAATGTACTACTGGTATGGACAAAAATCTTACGATGCAAACGGACACGTTTACATGAAAGATGAGAATGGTCAGCCTGTAATCATAGGACCTGGTCTTTTAGAGCAAATTGTTGAAACAGACACTTACTCTACATTGACTGAAACAAAATTAAAGAACATCATCGGTGATTTATTTTATTCAATGACTGATGCTGCTCAAAAACAAGTAACTCTTTACACTGGTACTGGTGGAGCACGTGAATTTGATGAAGCTCTTAAATCACACTTTTCAAGTAATACTTTTAAAGTTGGGGGTGAGAACAGATTCATCACAGGTTCTGGTAGATCATTAGGTTTAACTGGTTACTTTACTTCGTACGAGCACGTAGATGGACATATGGTAAATGTGGTAAAACTTCCATTATTTGACCATGGTGCAGTTGCTCAAGCTCGTGCTAAGCACCCAACAACTGGATACTCTCTTGAGTCTTATAGAATGGTGTTTGTTGATCAATCAAACTATGATGGTCAGAACAACTTACAAATGATCTCTAAGAAAGGTCGTGAGGCAATGAGATGGTGTGTAGCTGGATCGGTAGTCCCAAGAGGATTCGCTTCAACTGACACTAGAGCATCTGATGTTGACGGGGCAAGCGTTCACATGTTGAAGACAGCTGGTATCGCTCTTAAGAGATTTGATACTTCGCTTGATATTCAGTGCGTGGCGTCCTAATTTGGCATTAATTTGCGTCTATATATTGGTTTTGATTAAGGTTGTGGGGGAGCAATCCCCCATGGCTTTAATTAATAATATATCCGGGGAGTTATTCTTTACACCCACTAACTAAAACTTTAAAAGAACTGTATTATGAGTAAAAAAGTGTTTTTAAGGAGAAGGGACCTAGGTGGTCACCTACCTAAACAAGTAAGAGCCGAAGCTAAAACTAGGCTTAGTAGTATCTATGTAAATAGACAACCTTTGAAAGGGTTTAGCCCTGAAGAAGAAAAAAAGTATATGCAAGGAATACTTGATGTATCACCTGAGCATGTAGATTGGCCTAAACATTCTAAAAGATTTTGGGCTGATATGACAATTCCTGTAGGATTTACAGGTGTTGAATTAGAGATAGGTAAAGATGAAGATGGTAGTCCATTAAATATTATGGATTATATTAAATATAGCTTTGCTATTAAACATCCTTACGTAGCTTTAACAAAAGCAGAAATGAATTCAGACGTTACTAAAAAATTCTATATTCAAGATCTTTCAAGAGAAGATAAAGCTAAGAATAATGAAATAAAGCTTAAGAAAGATGCAGATAGAGAATTTATTAAAGTTTCTTCTAACGTAAAAAACATGAAGAGAATTTTAAGGTTAATGTCTAACACTAATCCAGATAGAATGACTGAAGATCAGATTGAAAACTCATTATATGAGTTAAAGAATTCTAATCCAAAGAAATTTGTAAGGATAGCAACAGATAAAAACTTAGAGCTAAGAGCAGAAATTGAAGAAATGGTTTCAGCTGGTGTTTTAAGGAAGATTGGAAACCAAGTTATTTTTATTGATGAAGTAATTGGTGATACAACTGATGATGCTATAGTTTATCTAAAAGATAAAAAGAACTCTGGAAAGTTAACTATATTAAGAGCAAAATTAAAAGAATTATCATTAGTATAATATGAATGTAAGAGAAATGCATTTAGCAGTTCAGCAAGGAGTGGATAAAATAAATTCACTCCAAGCTGATATGCTACTTCCTGAAGAAATAGACATAGAACTAAACAAATCTATGTTTAAATTTATAAATACAAAATATGGGAGAAATAATATCTATAGAAAAGGCTTTGAACAAAGTCAAAAAAGAATTGATGATTTACGTACATTAGTTACAGAGTTTGAAGGACCTACTACATACAAAGGTTTTTATAACAATGATTTTTTTATAGATCAATTTAAATTACCTAAGGATTATATGTATTTAGTAAATCAAAAGTCCACTGTTGTTATTAACAAATGTGAGCCTTTAGAATTTAATTTTGACAATACTGCTCCTTGTTCTTATTTTGTACTACCTTTAGAATATCTATACATAGACTTTGAAACTAATAATCCTGTAATAGAAACACAAAATTTTAGTGATCCTTTAAATACAACAGGAGGTTTTGTAAGACAGATAATGATGATAGCTGATTTAGATAATGGAAGTTTAGGAAATGTTAACATTTTAAGTGGGCCTATCAATGCTGCAGGTGGAATAGCTCCTTATAACTACCCTCAAGATTTAGAATCATTAAGACTTGATTTATTAGACTCTAATAATTGGAATACAGGTTTTGAAATTTATTGGGAAGAGTATGGAGACATAAATGCTCCTGGATCTTTTATAGTAAAAGTAGATACTGACTTATATGACTGGTTTAATTGGGATCAGTCTGAAACTAATGGAGTATCAGGCATAAATGACATTACACAGTTAATAGGTTTGCATAATCCTACATCTACATCATCACAAGACTCTTGGCCAAAAGTTAATGGTCAATTTACTGATAATTTTGCACTTGCAAAAAGAATAGTAGCAGGGGATTCTCAAAGAGTTTACTCATTTAATAAATTTGTACAACAAGACGATATATTTAAACTTTTAGATGACCCTTTTAATACAACAAAACATACTTCACCTCTAACGACTATGCGGGGAGATTATATAGATATATACACGAGTGATATATTTATAATAGATGGGGTGAAAATTACTTATATAAGAAAACCCAGAGAAATTTCATTATCTTTGGATGATAGTTGCGAATTACCTGTTCATACTCATAGAGAAATTGTGGACATGACGATAAGCAGCATTTTAGAAGGATTTAACGATCCTAGATACAAAACTCACCAAACAGAGGTGATAAAAAATGAATAAATATTAATTTAAAAAAAATAAAAAAATGGCAAGACATTTAATTATTGGTGACGGTACTACAAGATCTACAGCTAACCCTGTTGAAGACGGTGCGGTTACTATACAGAAAATGAGTTCATCAGGTCCAACTGATTTAGTTTTAGGAGACACTATAATAGATGCTCCTATGATTAGAATTGTAGGTGGTGGTAAAGATGGCAAAAATATTGTAACTCCTTGGATTTACGGTAGAGATGTAATTAACTATAGCGGTATAGCTTATGCAGCTCCAACTGCACATACAGGAACTGTAGTAGCTTCTGGTAGTAATTCTAGTTCAGCTGGTACTGTAGTTGTTAAATTTGTAAAAACTTCAGGGCCTAGAACAGAGTTCTTTAGTTTTGCAACTGAAATTGCAAGTGGTCAAAATAACTCTACTTCAGGTACTGATATTCACGATGCTTTTGAGGCATTAGACAATATTCCAGATTGGTTAAATCCTTTAGCAGGAGATAGTTCAGGTACTGTAACTTTTTCAGGGGCATTAAGAGGTGACGTAGCGCAAAGTGGTAACACTTGGGATTATGAGCCTGTAGTATTTAATGTAATTCTTGAAAGTAGCGATGTTGGAACTCAAGTTTTTACAGCTAATAGCGGTGTTGCAGATGCTTCACCAGGATACGGTGACGGATTTGCAGTAAGAGCTTTTGAAGAAAGTTTACAAGGAACATCTCACGGATTCTATTTCAGAGGACACTTACCACAGCAACCTACTTTAGAATCTGTAACAACTACTAACTATGACATGTATTCTATTGTAGCAACTAAAGACGGTTCTTCAGCTTCTCAAATTAATGGTGTTGATAACTTAATTGAAATTAACATTGCATTAGTAGAAGGAGATGCTGATAGCTTAATTGTAGAAAATAAACTGAACGCTTACTTTGCAGGAGAATTCCCAGCAGTAATATTATAATTATTAATCTTTAAAATAAAATAAAAATGGCAAATAATAAATCAGTAAAAAAAATGACTGCAACAGCAAGTTTCGTTCAAGCAACAGATGCTCCATCTGGAACGGGAGCAAAAACTATTGCAGACACTATGAGCATTCCAAAAGGAGCAACTGTAACAGCTTGTATCACAGTACCAAGTGTTAGTTCAAACTCTTCAGGTAACGGTGAGACAGCTACTATTACAGTAGGTGGAATAGACGTTTCAGCAGCATTAAACCAAGCAGCTATGGCAGCAGGTAATGTTAATACTGACACTTTAGGTGGTGTAACAACAAATACTGATAACATCGGTTTAACTGTAGGTGGAGAAGCTTTCACTGCAGGTTCAATGGATATTATCATTGAGTATTATTTATTAGATTAATACTTAATTTAACATAAGACTTATAGGGGGCACTAGTCCCCCTATCGGTCTTTTTTTTTAAAATTTAAAAATAATTTAATATGGCATTTAATGTAAATGTATTTAACTCTTGTAAATTTTTAGCAATTAGAGTTAAAAGATACGACCCAAACGCAACTACTGCAGATATTGTTGTATCTAACATAGATCCTACCATAACAGGTAGCTATACAGCAGCGATTAATTACGATGCAACTACTGGAAGAGGAATTATAAATATTCCAACTGAAAACCTAAGTTCTAAAAATGGAGTTTTTAAGGTTTGTGTAGTAGAAAATAGTATAGAAGTAGCATGTAAACCAGTGCTAATTAAATGTGATATAGACTGCTGTTTAGTAAAACTAACAGACGAATTAATAGACTGTTCATGCGATTGTCCTAGATGTGCTAAGACATTAGCTAAAGCACAAAAAGTATTTTTATTATTACAAAGTGCACAATCTGCAGTAGACATAGCATCTACTGATGTAAACAATACTGGTTATCATCTAGATATATTAGAAAAATATAATAAAGCAAGAGAAATCTGCGACAATAGTTGTGGATGTGATTGTTAATATATAAAATTTAAATGGCAGAATACGGAGATTCATCAAAACTAAGACCTGAAAAAGACAAAGAAAGGAGAAAAGCTATAGAGAAAAGAGCCCGATTACTTGCGGAAAGAAGTGACAATGACAGAATATCTGTACCATCTTACTCAAAACCTATAATTTCAGACCTTGATAGAGAAGAGGCAAGTTCAGAATTAGAGAGAATAGTAGAAGCGTCTGATTCGTATTCTTCTGATTCTACTTTAGTAGATTTATCTAAAGTTGTTATAGATGAAAATCGTTTAAATCCAAAGACTCGTGCTAATTTTATAGAAACTTATGTAACAACTCAAAGATTTACTAGGCCTGTTCAAACTTCTCCTACAAACGCTCCAAGATACATATCTCTACAAGCATTTAACTATAATGCTCTTGCTAATCCAACTGGGCAACCTTTTCCATACAATGGATTTTTTGGTCCAGAAGACGGATTAGTTATTGCCGTAACTAGGGAACCTTCTAGTGCTATAGCTAATGTTTATGATCAAGCAGCAGTAGTTGAAGATATAACTAATTATACTGGTTCTAATTTTGTAGTTGCTCCAAATAGTAGCAATATGATGACGGCTTATTCAGACGCTACACACCTATATCTTGTTTATAAACTAAATGCTTTTAATGTAACTTCAGGCTCATACAATTATGTTACAAATAATGGTATGGTAGATATGAAGATTAAAGTTACATTCCAATCTACCCATGAAGAAGAATTTGATATAAAAGCTCCTGTAGGTATACAATATTCAACAGGAGTTGGTTCCCTTATGTATATACAAACAGGTGCAATGGGAGCAGAGGCTATTGTACAGCGTGTTCAGGATTGTAACACTGAAGGACCTGCGTATTATGCTCAATCACAAAATATAATAGGGTCATCACTGGCCTTAGCTGGTACTTATGGTATATTAACACAATGGACACCAGTAGTTGACCCAACAGGTACACTTGAAGATATTTCAATGTATACAGCGCACGTATCTCCACAGCTTTACAATCCCAATGTAAACGAAACTAATTTTATAGGTGGGGCAGAAGGTAACTGGGGTGATCTTGTTCAGCTTGATAACAATACTGGAGGTAAGGCTGTTATAACCGGGAGTCCATTTAAACAAGAAATACATAGAATAGATACAGTACTTCAAAATCAAGCAGGTGGTGCTAGCTCTTTAATAGCTAATCAAGGAGAGTCATATTATACACAAAATTTTACACCACACACTAATATTAGCTACAATGCCTGGATGTATGAAGGAACTACTCTTTCTAGTTTTAGTAATACTGTAGCTGTTATTGATAATCAAAGTTATAATCAGTTATTTACATATACTGTTTATTATGGGGAAAACCTTGTTCCTTGTGGTGGAGCTCAATATAGCTATGATGTTTGTACCGATAAAGGTCCTGATCATTTTACAGTTACAGGATTAGATTGTAATGGTAATACTATTCCACCGGCACATTTACCAGGAGGTTCGGTTTATCAAGCTGGTTTAGTCAATTTTAATTCTTCTAACTGTTGTAGTACACCTTGTAATTTACAAAGTGAAATAATAACTACAGATGCTACCTTTGGTAATAATGATGGTTTTATATCTTGGAGTGTTTTATCAACTCCAGGTAATTACAGTACTTTTACTGGTAATCCATTTAATACTAATGGATTTTACACAGTTGTAATTGCATCAGCTAATG